AAACTTACCTCCACCTCATCCAAATAGACCGGCTCCGGCGTGGCCGTTGTTTTCACCGAAAAATCAGACAAAGGGTTTACTTCAATGATTTCCTGATTTTTGGCGTACTTCAGAATGCGTTTCACCAGCGCGATGAATTTGACGCTTGTATTATGCTTGAGACCGGTGCGGCTCTTGTGGTGCGTAGCCGTTTTTAGGTAAGCAAGATAATTATGGGCGAACTTGACGCGGATTTCCTCGCAGAGACAATGGGTAAGATGATGCTTTTGTAAGTAAGACGTCAAATTGTTGAACTGCGTCTTGTAACCCTGAAAAGTTCCGATAGTAATGCCGCCGTCGCTTCCGATTTGTGATTGAAGATGTGCGAGGTACTTTCGGGCTACGTCCATAAAGGTGATAGGGGAATCTAACTTGGTTTTGAACGCCCGCTTAATCATCTGGGCCGTTAATGTGCTTTTGCTGGACTCCAGCGAATTCTTCAAGGTATTCAGCTCCAGTTCAATTCTCAACAACTGATCGTTAAGAATTGCGTGTTTTCGACAAGATGACTTTACTCGTTTTTTAGCCTTGTCCCAATCTTTTTCTTCTACAAAAACGCCCGTAGAAAATTCATCCAAGGTTGAATGGATTCGGATGCGGCAATAGATCGGGTGAGTTCCATAACTGTTAATTTTTGATCGGTAAAGAAAGAAATTCAATTTCATTACAAATATTCGGTGGTTGTGGAGTGGCTGCATAAAAGGATACTTGTTTACCCAAATGATGCAGGGGGGTGCTTTTTTCTATAAGTGATTTCGATTAAATAAATGATTGCATCGATGAAGAAGTGAAAACTATTGATAATGCAAGGTGCTTGGCTGAAAATATCGGTTTACCATTCCGCTCCGGATTAATTCAAATCCGGTAACTCCTTTATTTTCAGCCTTCCCGAAACGTATTCGGAAGAGCAGCACGCAAAACGGATACTTTTTTGCAACAGATTGACCCTTAGGTATTAAGAGTTTACCCGTAATGGATCGGTCCGCCGATGCGGCCGCTATCAGGCGGCATGACTGGCTATTGCTTCATGCCGCCGAAGTTTTTATTATTTCCTGCAAAAAGGACTTGTCAGCCCGCAGTTCGGCAATAGCGGCGTCCTTCACTTCGATGATTTTTTCATAGGCTGCTTTCAGCTCTTCGATTACCTCTCCGGTAAGGGGTTGGCGAGAAGCCGCATTCAGCAACATCTCTCCCTTTCCATCTTCCAACCAGGCGGGGCTCAGAAGGGGGAAGGTTTGGTAAATCTTCTTCAGCTTTGAAAGCGTTGGCTGTGACCCGCCACTTTCCCAGGAATGAATATTGGCGCCGGACAAACCGGCTTCGCGTCCCATTTCCCGGAGGCCCATTTTCAGGTGCTCCTCCCGGTAATACTTCAGCCTTTCGGCAAATGTTTTCATTTCCATTTCATTTTATTAGGTTAACAAAAAAGGCACTATTCCGTACTAACGCTGAAAGGCGTAAAATTTTTTGTGATTTGTCAAATAGATTGTTAAGTTTGGACTTACACAAAAACAGCACGCTCAAAGATGCAAATTAATTTGACAATTAGCAAATTTATTATTTGTCTGGAATTCCCAACTCCCCTACAAAATGTTAACACAAAAGCAAAAGAAAATACAATTCAAGCGCCGACTTGCGGTTGTAAAAACATTCTTACCCTATAATTACGGTTTGATGTACAAGGTAATGTTTGGGGATGAAAATATCCAGCGCGTGTATGATGTTTTTAACAAAGATTACGTGGACAACCAGATTTTGTTTCGCCTGATCCAAGTGGCAAAACTTTTGCGCAAAACTCGTAAGCACAAACCCTTAGAGGTCGCTTAATAATTTTTTTGCCTTTCCTGTAAAAAAATTGTAAAAACATTTACCTTCCTGGTAGGAATTGTCAAATATATTTGACAATTTTACACAGTTAATCACCTCCCCAATTAATCGTCTGACCCAATGGACTCTCACATCTTCCGCTTCTGCGATAACGAAATGCTCTCCCGTCCTGAGCAGTACACGCAAGGGGAGGTCGGTTCGCCGATGCGATTCAATCCAAAGCCCCTGGCTGATGCTTATTGGGCGGAGTTTGGCGAAGAGGAATGGGACGATCTGGATGAGGAACTTGATGGGGAGGGGATTCGATATAGTGAGGTACTGCGCGAAGTCATCAACTGGTATTGGAAAGCCCCAATTGCCTTTCAATACGAATTAGCGGATCTATCCGCCCTTTAAATAAAAGCGCCCTGAACGCTTACCAGGCTTTCAGGGCTATTGCAATTAACCATTTAAACAAACTCCACGAATGAAAAATGACCAATTACAGAGCGAAGATAGCCAAAGTGCTAACAATCGCAAAACAGAATTTACGTCCGGCCCTTGGCGGGTTGGATGGATGTACGACCGGCATCGCGATGAAAACGCTTTGGCAGTCTGGCCAGCCGGAATCCTGGACGGGATGGTAGGTAATCCTATCTGTCTGCTGAGTCCGGAGAATAAAGTTGACTCTAGCGACGAAGCGAATGCCGCTTTAATTTCAGCGGCTCCGGAGTTGCTGGCGGTGCTGAAACGATACGAGGCCTGGGAAGCCCGCTTGATTGAAGCGGACGAAGCCTGGCAGGGAAGGAATTTTGCCATTACTGATGAATTGTACGAAGAGTTTATGGATCTCCAGACTCTTCGGAATGCAGCCATCGCGAAGGTAGAGAAGGGAGGGCAGTCCAATGTCTGATCTGAAAATTGATTTGCTCACCGATGAGGAAAAGCAATTTGTGCTGGATGCTAAAGTAGACGCAGCGACGGATTCAAGCCCTAGGCCAACAGTCCACTCCCTGAATGCGGAGCTGAAGCAGCTGGAGAGTACGATTACGCATTTGATCAAGGCCAGAAGAAATGCCTTAGTCAATATGGAACCGCCAACCAGTCGGTATATTTTGGAACTGGAGAGGAAAATTGTCGCATCCGCCCGGAGAAGGGATGAAATAGAAGCCTTATTGGCAGAAAGGGACATAGCAGCATGAGCAAGCCCAAAGAATTACCAGAAAACACAGCCGCTGCGGCGGACCGACCGGTGGATCAGTCTCCTGCTTTGGCCGAGGAGTACAGCCTCACCAATCACCGCTCGATGATGAAGCTGTCGGTTGTATTGGCTGAATTCATCAAGAAATCCAACCTGACGGTCCCTATTCAAGGCAAGGATTACGTGATGGTAGAGGCCTGGACGTATGCCGGAATGTGCATGGGACTTCTGCCCGTGGTAACCAGCCTTCAGCGGGTTGCCTGCGAGGGAACAGAAATCAAGTACGAAGCCGTGGTGGAGCTGAAAAACGTCCATTCCAATGAAATCGTCGGAAGGGCGGTTGCGCTGTGTTCCAATAAGGAAGGTCGCAAAAAGCATTTTGATGAGTACGCAGTTGCCAGCATGGCTCAAACTCGTGCCACCGGCAAAGCATACCGGTTGCCTTTAGGTTGGTTGATGAAAGCAGCGGGTTACGAAAGCACGCCAGCGGAAGAGATGAAAACCGATGAGGATGTTATCTTCGAGAAGTTGGCCGCTATGGTCACCATTACCAAAGCCACATCCCGGGAAGAGTTGATCAAAGCCCTCAAGGATGCTTCAGCTTTCCGTAAAGACGCGGATATTCTTCGGGTAAAGGATATAATGAACCAACTCTATCCTAACCCGGCCAAAGCAGCCGGCCAACCAGAACCGCCCGTTCCAGAGTCCCAGCCTGTTCAAGCGGTCCCTTCCCCGCCACCGGTCGTCGAAGAAACCACTACCGCCGAAGACGACGCCCAACTTCGGATGTTGATGGATGCAGCCAGCAAGCTCGAAACAATGGACGCCTGGCTGAAATTTGCTGACGCCAACTTCCATTTTCAAGGCGTAGAAGGCTTCGACATCGCCATGACCCAGGCCAAAGAGCGTATCTATGCCGCCTCACTGGCAACCGCTGATCAGAAGACGCAAATCCTCCTCTTACTGAAAGATCCGGTCATCACCCGGGAGGAAAAAGACAAAATGGTCAATAAGCTCTCCACCTTCGATAAGGTCCGGGCTGAGCAGGCCATAGCTCGCCTAAAGAAAACGATCCAGGAACGTTCCACTCAAAAAGTTTCCGCCGTATGAGCAACTACTCCAAAGAATCTTTCGACTATCGAGTTACCCGAGCGCGGGTAACTCACCACGGGCCTGTAGCTGAACCCTCTACCCATCAGAAGATTGAAAACCTTTTGAATGAAATAGAAATCGCTCAGGATACGATTATGCGGATGTCTACCGACCGGGATATAATGCTGATTACGGAAGGGGCAATTAAGCGAAACGCGACGGCCATCGCTGAAATAGAGGTTAGAATTAAGTTGCTGTATTCCCAAATAGATGCCTTTCTTCAAACCCAAACCGCCGCCTAGCCTATGTACCTCTTCTTCGATTGCGAAAGCACTGGCTTACCCCGCAACTTTAAAGCGCCCCTTACTGACGGCTCCAACTGGCCAAGGCTGGTTAGCCTTAGCTGGGAAATGTATTCTGAAGATGGCATCCGTAAAGAGTGGACCGAGTATGTAATCAAGCCCTTTGGTTTTGTGATCCCTACCACCTCCACTGCCATTCACCACATCACGACCGAGGAAGCCCTACTAAAGGGTTTCGATCGGAGAGGGGTATTAGAACACTTCTACCGGGACTTAACCCGGGCGAATGTGATTGTAGCTCACAACATCGAATTTGATTACAAGGTTATCGCTGCGGAGTACTACCGGTTGGGCATCAATCCTGTCCTGCTCATCGAGCATCACCAAGCCTGCACAATGGAATTAGGTCGGGATGTCTGCCAACTACCGGGCAAATTCGGTTTTAAGTGGCCGAAACTAGCTGAATTATACTTCCATCTATTTGGGGAGGAAATCAAGGATCAGCATAATTCGGCGGCTGATGTAGCAGCTTGTGCCAGGTGTTATTTCGAAATGCTTCGTTTGGCTAAACTGGAAACGCTATGAAAGCCGTCGAATTCGACCCTGAAATCCGTAACCGCCTCTCCTACGCCTTCGATCTTAAGAGTGGCACCCGTTGGCAACTGCGAATGCTGTCTACTATTCACCTGGCCGTTCAGATGAGCGATGACTCCGAGCAGCTCCGGGAAAAGCTCACCCAAGCCTCTGATCAGTGTAGGGAGGCAATAGCGATCATGGATCGTGAACTTGGTATAGAAGGAAAGGCAACTATTATCACCGATAAACGCAAAGCCCGATGAAAAACGAGGTAGAAAATTTACTCGAGGAAATTAATTGCCATGATCCTGGAATGGACACCCGTCCTGAAATTACTTTCTATCAGGAGAACCAGGGACGTAAGCCAGAAGAAACCGCAGTTTCAGAGGCCTGGGTAACGGGACTCTGTATCGGATTAGCGCTGGTAGCGATGTCGGTATCAGTTTGGGCAATTATTAATATGCTGATATGACCACTCACGAAAGATGCGACCTCCGCGTAAGGCTGCTTACCAAGCTGAAAGAGTTGGGCTACTCTCCCCCGGGTGAGTTGGATATCATCGTCAGGGACTGCTGCGAGAATGCACAGAGCAGCCGGCAGGTAATAGAGAACCTCAGCGCCAATATTAAGGCACTTAGGGAGATTAGAAATGAAGTGATTTTGACATACTCCCCAGCCCTATAGGGCAAGGGATTCTGGGATCAACGGCTCAAGCGAATTTAGATCCGTCTAACAGAGCCTACTCCAAGAGACAATATCCTGCCTCTATTTTGAAGATGAACAAATATCTTCTTTACGTGGGGGTTTTACTACGCAGCACGATTTTGCTGCTAACCGCTTACCCAGACATCAAGGAACGAATCAGGTGCGTCTTATCGGCTACTCTGATAAGATAAAAATACAGACAATCAGTTACTTATGCAAACTATTCACCGTACAAAACAGGCGATTCGTCGAATAGCAGGGTGCTTACCTCTGCTCCACTTTCCCCCCCCCCTAAAGGGACGAGGCTTTCGCCCAAAGATTGTAAGTATGCACCTAACCCCTTAACCACTACCTATATGTCAAGAGACTATCTATCCATTTTCGAAAGCGATCCTGACTTGAGCGATCGGGAGAAACAGGCCATCAGGGATTCCTTCGCTACCAGGCAGGGGAGACCGGCTCCAGTGGAGCAGCCCCAACCAGGCTTTCCTTACGAGCTTTTAAATGATGATTTCAGCGATGAGGAAGATGACTGAGCAAACCGATGATAAACTGAAAGAATTTATGCTCTCTCACTTCGACTTCGATCCGCTCAAGAAAGCAGGGGTCTATGGTAAAGAGATTAAGCGCAAAGACTATCAGGCTCAAGCTGACCGGATTTGTAGTCGGTTGGGACTGAAAAGCATTTACGATTACCCTGAAATAACCATTACCACACACGGTAATTGGGGGAGTGTGGTGGTGGCTGACGTGGTTACTCAGGAAGGAGAATTCATACCCGGAATGGTTGGACACCTTTCCCTGGCCACCCCACGCAAGAGCAGAGAGCCACCCTAATCCTTCTGCTTCTCTAGGGGCACGCGATCCACCGGGGGTGGATGGGGGAGGTTATGAAAATTAGGCAAGCCAGACAGTTGTTGCCAGGTCAAGCCCTTTTCTTCAATGGCTTCCAGGACAATGCGTAAGTAGTCTACCAGTAGCCGTTTGTCCTCTTTAGCGAGGTCGGAATAGTAGTTGATCGTTGATTCCTGAAGCCTTAAGCCCAGCGGTTTAGAGAGTTTTCCAGCCATCGCGATAAAGGTTGTATCGCAAGATTACAAAACTTACAAAAGTATGCGTAAGAATACTTTGATATTATTGTTATCTTTGTTATCTTCATCGAACAATTCAAGCACGTTGTTACTACGGCCAGGTAGTAGGGATGCGCTCTTAAGACCTTACCAACCACCCTGATTAGTTACTGTCTCTCTGGCCGGAGCAGTAATTAACTCAGGGTTTTCTTTTTACAACGATGGCCTTTAAGAAGACTAATCTTTACTTTCATCTGGGAGGTAACTCCCGCGATTCTTTCCGAGGCATGTGGAAATTGCCCAACGGTGGCCGGTTCTGGTGCGTGGTGGCTCCTTATCAGGACGGGGAAACTCTTCGAAGGGGTGAACGCATTTACCTGCACTGTAACTGATGCTTGCCTACACCAACCGGGTAAGAGTTGGCCCTTTTTACCGATAAGAATAAGAGTATGAAGATTCCCGCTTTTCAATTTTATCCCGCTGATTGGCGGAAAGACCCGGGTGTACAATCATTAACTTACCACGATAGAGGTGTCTGGTTTGAAATTTTATGCCTTATGCATGAGTCCAGCGACCGCGGCAAACTGCTTCTCAATGGGCAACCAATGCCTACGAAGGCACTTGCCCGGCTCCTGGGAGTAGACATAAGCGTACTGACCAACACCCTCGACACGCTCCTGAGTTTTGGTGTCTGTTCTAAAGAACCGGACACAGGAGTGCTGTACAACCGTCGGATGGTAAAAGATGAAGCAATCCGGAAAATTCGCTCCCAAGTGGGTAAAATGGGAGGCAATCCAAAGTTGGTTAGCAATTTGGTTAAGCAAAATGACAACATCATTACAACCAAAGACCTAACCAAAATACATGTAGATGTAAATAAAGAAGAAGATGAAGAAGAAAAAGAAAAAATTTCCCGCATGCGCGCGCATGAGATTCAGGAAGCGCACTTGCTGATCTGCTCCGTTTTTGGGATCACTGAACAGCACCATTACCAATCGTTCGCCGCTACCGGGCATTTGGTTATCTGCTTGCAAACCCAAGGACAAATCCAGCATTTTAACAAACAGATTCGGGATTACATCGCCTACAAATCCCTTCTGAAAGAAAAAAAGCACAGCCTGGATTCCTTTATTGGCAAACCTGAACTGAGTTACCAGGATGGAAAATGGAATTCCGAGGACTGGTCATTAAAACTTTCTGAAGCTAAAAGAAATGGACAACCACTTGAAAATGAATCAACTACCAAAGTTTACCGATATAACGGAGCTCAAAAACAGCATTCTTAAGATTCCGCCGCAAGCCCTCGACCTGGAAGAGGTCATATTGGGAGCCATCATGGTCGAAAAGCATGCGCTTAGTCAGGTGGTGGATATCCTGAAACCGGAAATGTTCTACCGGGAAGTCCACCAGCGCATTTACGCGGCCATCATTTCCCTCTACGAGGACTCCGAGCCCGTGGACCCGCCGCTGCTGATGAACCGTTTACGCCAGTTGGGGCAATTGGAAATGGTGGGTGGGCCTTTCTACCTGACGGAATTGATGGACAAGGTGGTTTCCTCGGCCAATATCGTTTACCACGCCCGGATTATCATCCAGAAATTCCTTTCCCGCTCGCTGATTGCTTTCGCTCAGGACATTATGCGAGAGGCTTACGAGGAAACTACGGACGTGTTGGAATTAATGGATTCCAGTAAACTAGCTCTGGACCGCATTGCTTCGCTGCTGTTGAAGCGGCCCGCACAAAGCGGTACTGAGGTGTTATCCGCTACTTTTCAAGCGGTTGAGCTTGCCATGAACAGCCCCGTTGGACTTTCCGGGGTGAATACCGGACTGACGGACTTGAACGATTTGTACGGCGGTTTCCAGAAGCAGGACCTCATCATTTTAGCCGGAAGGCCCGGAATGGGTAAATCCGGACTAGCCCTCGGATACGCCCGGGCGGCCCTGATATCCGGAGTACCGGTGGGTATTTTCTCGATGGAAATGTCATCCATCCAACTCATGAACCGGATGCTTTCGATGCAGTGCTATCACAGCAAGGGTGCAATCATTCCCTACGAGGATATCAAAACCGGCAGGCTGACCAACCAACAACTCAAACTGCTGCACGAAACCTCTCAGCCTTACGCCTCGGATTCCCTGCAAATTGATGACACGCCCGCCCTTTCCATTCAGGCGCTTCGAAGCCGGGCTATCGCGATGGTGACCCGGCATAAAGTCGGTTTGTTGATCGTGGATTATCTGCAACTGATGGAAGGCGACAAGCGAGGTAATCGGGAGCAGGAGATTGCTTCCATCTCCCGGGCGCTCAAGAATCTGGCTAAGGAATTGGATATCCCCATCATTGCCCTTTCGCAGATGAGCCGGGAAGTAGAAAAGCGAGCCGACAAGCGGCCTCAGTTGTCGGATTTGAGAGAATCGGGCGAAATTGAGCAGGCATCCGATATCATTCAGTTTGTTTTCCGGCCTCACTACTACGGCATTACACAGGATGAATTCGGCAATAGCACCGAATTTATTTGCGAGGTGCTGACCCGAAAGAACCGTAATGGTCAATCCCCGGTGGATACGCTGATTAAGTTTATACCATCTGTTTCAGCTATTTGTAACTGGAATTCACCGATCGCGCACCGGGAAAAACCGTTTATTGATTTCACTGTTTCAAATCACGAAGAACCGCCTTTTTGACCGATGAAAAATACTTTAACCCGCAAGCGCATTGATTGGTCACCCCTAAAAAGAGCCGGTGATGAAATGAAGCTATCCTATCAGGACCGTAAGGAGCTGCTTCGACTTCAGCTATTAGCCAGCAAATACGGCATTCGGCACCAGTTGAAGATAGCGACTAGATCCCACAATGGACAGTTGTTAACCTGGGTGGATGGAAGACGGGCGAATGAGCAAAAACGATGAAGAGAAAGACATTTTTACTCGCCTTATTTGGAATAACACCGAGTATGCACTCCGCAGCCAAAAAAGACTTCAAACGGGGTTATTGTCCGGTTTGCGATACCAAGGCAAGTGGGCCTAACAAGCCGTTAGCGGTTGCTGACGATTCCGATCCTTACTTTACCAATGTAGGCTGGATGCCCGATTTAAAAGTGAATGTCTGTAAAAAGTGCGGTAATGTCTTTGTCGTAGAAACGAAATAATGCCTAAGCCCAAACCCAAGCAAAAGGTTAAATCACCCTGGCTCGACAAAGTACAGGCGCATACCTTGGACGCTAAAAAGCAGCAATGCCAGCAGCTCCACCAGCAAGGGGTAGGCTATCGAGTAATTGCCCGGCAGTTATCGCTTACGACTGCAACGGTTAAAAAATGGATTAATGCATTGGACACTGACAGCCCGAGGGGGTAAGATAATGAAATACAGATTCGACTTTCGCCGGGGCTGGCCTCTGTTACTCTTTACCTTACTGTGGGGTTTCTACGTGGTGTATACCCAACCTTGGTGGGGAATACTGACCGATTTGCTAATTTATAGTACGGCGTTTTGGATTGGTATGAAACTTAAATCCATTTACTGATGAGCAAACCCATTACAGTCGACCAAAAAGTAGCTGAGTTGAAGCGTGAGTTAGGCTTTCGGCATTCCGTCTATACTGGCCAGGTTGCCTCCGGAAGGATGACCCGAGAGGAGAAAGATTATCGCATTGCGGTGATTGAGGCTATAATTCAAGATTATGAGCAGAACAAGCCCGTGGTGAAGCAGCAAACTTTATTCTGATGAGAAAGAAAATCACTCAAGAGCAATTCGACGCACTTTGCGCAACCATCGATACGCTCACCCAAACAATGGTCGCAATTGGAGTGGTGGAATTTCGTTTCAGTAAAGCCAAACGGGAAATATTTTGGGATACTGAAAACGGCGGACAGGTAGATGGGAAGTTGCTTAGTCAATCACCCCGACCCAAAAGGGCAAGGGCTTGCGCCTAACTCCGAAGAGTTGACACCATAGGGACATTGACATAGCCCTTAATAGGTTCAAATAGTTTGAACGTGCTTGATAGTCTTAATAACTGTTTACCCAGTGGGTGCCTGTAACCATCGTACAACACGAGTATGATTTTACGAATCAGACGCATTTTCTGATTCAACCGTATATCAAGACAGCAAAGAACGAAAGACTAAATGTACACAAATGACAGATTCAGAGCTAATTATTCACCGTACAAAAAAGCACGTTAGTCGAATAGTTGAAAATAAGTTGATGGAAAACTTTTTCATCGAACAAACCGCAGCGGCTGACCCGAAGAAGCCATCCAAAAGGTGAACTAAAGTGAACCTTTTGCGGGGAAAGAGAGGTATATTTGGGTAAAAGGTTCACTTTAGTTCACTTTTTCAAGAGCGCATGACCACCAAGCAGAAGCGATTTGTTGATCAATTTTGCACCCATTTTAACGGAGCACTTGCCGCAAGGGAGGCGGGTTACAGTGCCGCCACCGCTAAAGAAGAAGCCTACAAGCTCTCCAAAAACGAGGAGGTGAAACTAGCCATTAAGCAACGGTTGGATAGTTTGGCGATGTCGGCTGATGAAGCCATTAAACGCCTCTCCGATTGGGGAAGGGGAAGTTTCTCCCCCTTTGTCACCCAAAGTAAGGAATTCGGGCTGGAAGTAGACTTAAGTCAACCGGATGCGCTATTGAATATCCACCTGCTTAAAAAGATAAAGCAGACCAAAAAAATCTTTCACAATAGCCTCACTGATAGCACAACAACGGAATATACTACCGAAATCGAACTGCACGATGCAAAGGATGCCGTTGATAAAATTGCTAAGATTCACGCTCTGTACATTGACCGCACTGAACTAACCGGTAAAGATGGTAAAGAATTATTTCCTGTTTCTGGCCTTACTGATGAACAGCTTTCAGCTATCGCATCAGGTAAGTAAGCAGGCTGCCGCTATCGAGCTGTTGGCACGCCGTCAGGCCCGCACGCACCTGCTGGACTTTGTACGCTATACGATGCCCGCCTACCAGGTCAACTGGCACCATGCTTACTTAGCCTCCCAACTGGATTTATTCGAGCAAGGGCACATCAAAAAGCTAATGGTGTTTATGCCGCCGCAAACTGGAAAAAGTCAACTCGTTTCCCGCCACTTACCCGCCTTCCTGCTGGGTCGTAATCCTGATCGAAAAATCGTTGGTGCTTCCTACTCCAGTGACCTATCCAGTAGTTTCAACCGCGATATTCAACGCATCGTCGATGATAACCCGTATTTACGGCTATTCCCGGACACCTACCTCAATCAGTCTAACGTGCGAACTATCGCTCACGGCGGCTACCTGCGTAACTCCGATATCTTCGAGGTAGTGGGTCATACAGGCTTTTACAAATCCGTTGGCGTGGGTGGCTCCCTAACCGGTACACCGGCTGACATCGCTATCATTGATGACCCGATCAAAGATGCCGTGGAGGCGTACAGCACCCGCACGCGGGAAACCGTCTGGCAGTGGTATGATACCGTCCTCAAGACCCGCCTGCACAACGACAGTCAGCAGCTGGTGACATTGACCCGATGGCATGAAGAGGACCTTGCAGGGAAGATACTGGCCAGCGAAGGGCAGGATTGGACTGTTATCAGCTTCCCAGCCCTCAAGGAAAGCAACAACGACCCCAACGATCCCCGGCAGATTGATGAGGCCCTTTGGCCGGAAAAGCATTCTCAGGAGCGCATGCAGGCTATCCGCAAGAGCAGCCCTACTACCTTTGCCTCCCTCTACCAGCAACGACCTTCCCCTGCGGAGGGTAACCTCATCAAGCGAGCCTGGTTTGATATTGTCGATATGCCGGTATTGACAGCCCCGCCAACCATTGATTTTGTCTGTGATACCGCCTACACCGAAGATGAGCGCAATGACGAAACCGCCCTCATTCCGTACTTTTTCCATAACAACGACCTATACCTAACCGATGCCATCGAGCTCTGGGAGGAGTTTCCCGAACTGGTGAAAAGCATTCCTCCCTACTGTTACTCGAAAGGCTACACCCAGCGGTCAAAATTATTCGTAGAACCTAAAGCATCCGGCAAGTCGGTAGTGCAACAGTTGCGCAGGCACAGCACGCTGAACATCATCGAAGACACCCCGCCAAAGGAGGACAAGGTTACCCGCGTGATGGTCGCTTCTCCTGCGATGGAAGCTCACCGGGTAAAGCTCGTTAAGGGGAGTTGGAATAAGAACTTCCTGGATCGGGTAGGTTTGTTTCCAAATGCCAAAAACAAAGGCATCGTCGATTGTTTGGTGATGGCCGTAAATAAATTAGAGAAGCCTAAATTTTCAGTTAAGAGCCACAATACCTGATCAGAATGAATTTTAAAATAGCTAATAGCCGCGTTACCATCCCCAACTCCTGGCATTCCGTCAGCCTGGGGCAACTCCTGGCCATCAGGGAAGGAGTAAGCTTGTCCAACCTGGAGGTACTGGCTATCTTCTCCAATCAACCAGTTTCTTTCTGGCATACGGTCAAAGCGGAAGATGTTGCTACCAAGGTGCTGCCATGCCTGGACTGGAGTGAGGAGGATTTTGACTGGAATGCCTTAGAAGTACCAGAGTGGCTGCTGATAAAAAATGACTTCAAACATCTCTGGTTCAGCAAATCCCTTTCCGTTCCAATGAACCTTGACTTGGAGAGTTACGGTCAGAAAGTGTATATTTCCTCATTGATTGGAAACAAGATGGCTGATAGTGAGCGGGTGCCACTGGTTTTAGCCGCTTACTTTGAGCCGATTTATTCCGGCTTGCCCTTCAATACGGGAAGGCTGGAAGAGTTTTTGCCGGTTATATTGGCAACGAGTTGTACAGAGGCTTTACCGATATACAACTTTTTTTTTCGGAAGTTCAGCGCATTGATAATTTCTATGGCCGGATGATCGTCAGTGAATACGATCAGGATGCGGTGCTGGCCCGGCCGGAAAAGCTGCAACAGTTCGGCAGTATGGCTTTGATTGACGAACTCACGGATGGGGATGTGACGCGGTACGATGAGTTTTACCTACTCCCCCACCAGCTGGTGATGAGCAAGGTATGGCTGAATACCGAAAGGAATAATTATCGGAGCAGATTGCAGCGGATTAAAAGCGAAAAGAAATGAAAAAGTACTATATTAATTACCAGCATTCCACTGGAACCGGGCACGTCTACTGGTCTGTGGCCTCCAAGCTTACCGAGGAAGAAAAGCAGAAAGCCATCAGCTTCGTAGAGAAAGAAGCCGGGTTGAAAGAAGTACGAATCCTGGACTATGTAGCGCATGATCACTGACATCATCACCGACGCACTGCTTACTGTTGGCTTCCAGCCGAATTACATTCTATTTGGCTCATTCCGGGAGGTGAATCAGTTAATCGAAACCTTGCCCTTAAAAGCCGTCGACGTCGACAACCCTGATGGAGTAAACATCATCGCCGCTACTGACCTGTTGTTCTCGGGTAATTCGATGCTGACCCAGTACGGCAATGCCATCGATACGACCCAATTCCGAATCCTGTTTGCCCGAAAGAATCCCGGCTCCATCGATGTACCGCAACTAGAACGCTTCAACCGCGCCCTGGGAATGCTTACCTATGCCAAACGGTTTGCCCTGGCCCTGAACAATGATCAGCGCACCCGCGTAGCAAAAGGGTATCTTGATTCGATTCAGTGGGAAGCGGTATATAATTTATTCGATGTGGACATGGATGGGGTGCTGCTGACAGTACCCATTACGGAAAATATTCCGGTCGTACCGGTGTGCTGATGACTGACCAGGAAGCGATCACCGAACTTTTGCAGGCCGTTAAAGCTAATATTATCCGGCTGCAATCGGAGAAGGGCCTCAAAGCCTCCGGGCAATCAGCTCTTTCCTTACGCATACAGACAGCGATAGAGGAAGGGGATTTGTTAGGTGACAGTTATTTCATCCAGCAGGAAGAAGGCATTAAGCCGGGTCAGTTGGGTAATGTGAAAGGGCTCTACGACTGGTTGCAGTACAAGAAATATGGCATCAGTTATGCCTCCGATAAAGCGCGCTGGAGCATCGCCTGGGCTATCGCACGGAAGCAGGCGAGGGAAGGCAGTTATACGCACCGCCACGGGCCTACGGGCGTGCTCAGTGAGGCACTTACCGAGCAGTTGGTAGAGGCGTTTTCGGCTAATGTCGGACTTAGTAAGATTGATGGATTGATACAGGAAATTAAACAGGCTTTTGTATGAGCAAAGAATCCGGATTTCTGACAAAAGAATATGTGGAATCAATGGGCGGTGTTTGGTTTGAACTAACCGAAGAGGAAGAGAAGCAGGTTTTTCAAGAGGAAACTCAAGAAGGACAAATGACTGTGTTAAATCAGATAGTAGAAAACTATCGCAGAAAAATGTTCCCTCAGCTTTATGCTAGTTATTGAGACGCGACCTTCCAGAACGGTAGAGGGAACCAATGTTAGCCGTTGGTGTGCTGTGGCTAATCCGATAGTATTCGGCTTCTTCAACGATGCTTACATTGCAGACCCAGCCTACCAAATCAATGTCAAGGTCTACGAAAGCGGTACCAACAAGCTGCTGGGCAAACTCGCCGTCAAGCCCTTCACCAATGGCAAAGTACGGGTGGATGTAGCCGGCATACTTCGCGGCTACCTCAGCAATGAAAACCCCTTCGCTTACGATGTAATCAACCTCACCTCCGCCAAAACTTCCATCAAATTCTATCTCATTTACGAGGAAGTCGTAGTTGATCCATCCCAGGTTTCTTTCTCCGGATTTGCTAACCAGTCCGGCAACACCCGGCTCATTGGCACGGCGCCTAAGTACAGCGATTATATTACCGGGGCGGATGCCTACCTGTATTTCAACGATGGCACCTCCAGCGGTCCCTGGCCAGTGGTTGGGCACGATAGTCTAAGCAATGATGTTGTCATTAACGCGGCTTATGTGGATGCCGGTAAACCGGGCAAGTTATCGCTGCTCACCCCGGCAGAGAAGTTTGTAACCACCTCCGACATCGCCAATAAGTATTGGGCTACCCTATCAGCTAAACAGCCCGGCGATTTGTACGGGCAGAATATGGGGGAATACGTACCCTTCCAGGATGAGGCATTACCGGACAATAAAAGGGCCAAATGGCTTACTGAATTCACTACGCCGGTCTACTGGCAGACCTGGCCATTTGCAGTGGATTTTATTTATGGGGAGGGATTGAGCGGGATTACCATCAATAAGGTGGAGCAAAAGGGCGATTTGAACGGGGCGGCTATTGGCTTCCCTAGTTCATTTGCTCTGGACCCGACCCAGATTGAAACGGTGAACCGGTTGACGCTGGAAGGCGGGTATACCGATGAAGTGGCAGGCGTTGCCCTGAGTCTGAAAACCGGACCGCCTTACATTCCAGAGCTGTATGTGGCACCCGGGTATGTTGATGTAGGTTATGTAGAAGTGGTATAGCGATGAATAACGATACGAAAATATCCGATTTGACAGTAGGGGAGTTTAAAAAGCTGCTTGCTGAATCATCTCCCAGGTTGGTAGTCCATCAACTCAAGCCATTGGTTTCAAAGCCGGTGAAAAGGAAAACGGCTGCCAAGAAAGAAGTAAAAAAAACTGTCCGTAAAGCGGCGGCTAAAAAATAATGGCACAAAAGGCACAAATCGTTCTGGAGTACTCCGGTGGCGGCACCGACGGTGACAGCTTCACCCTGGATATGTTCGGTAATAGTCGCACGTTTACCAAGGTCGCCACCCTGGGGCCCTTCTCAGCCAATGCCCGCGAGTACAATTCCAACGCCTCCCTGCTGGATACGCTTTCCTACTATGCCTACGGGCGCTATACCATCAGCCAAAGCGGTAGCCAGTTCACATTAACGGCCATTGATTACGGCTCGGTGAACGATTTCGGTACCGTCACTTTTTCCGGTAGTCCGGGCGTAAGTGTCATCAGCCAGCAGGATAATATTTCACCCGCCTGTGACCTGGTGATTTCTTCCGTCTACGTCATTAATGAATCTGCTCCGGGCGGTAATGGAATTGCCCAGGTGTTCGCCTCAACCTCCAACGGTCCAATCCAATACAGCCTCGACAATGCCACCTGGCAGGCCAGTAGTAGTTTCAACTACCTGGTAGGAGGCTCTTACACCGCCTATGTGAAGGATAACCGGGAAGGGGGAGCCTGCACCGATTCGATGGATTTCACCGTTGGGGCCTATGTGCCACCGGCACCGGTCCTGGGCTGCACCAATCCGGCAGCCACCAACTACGATCCGGCAGCCACGGAAGACGATGGAACGTGCGAATTCCCGGAGCCTCCGGTATACGATGTAATGCAACCCATTACCATCGAAGTGCGGCACTGCATCGAAGAACATCCGGTTATGCTCTCCTGGAAGAACCGTTTGGGAGGCTTTGATCACTGGCTGTTCTCTTACCGGCAGAGCATCAGTAAGGATACCCAGGAGTTGGGCTTGTACGAATTGTATTCCGATGAACTGGAAACCCAGCAATCCCAGCAACGGACGTTGGGCCGCTTGTCTCAGCCCTCGATGGTGATCGGAGCGGACAACCTGAGCCTAAATCAACGCCTGGCCCTGGAATCAATCGTTGACAGTCCTTTGGTATACCGGATGTTTCAGGACGGAACGCGCTATGAAGTGACGGTAAGGACAGGTAGTTTACCGGCTTATGATACCCGCGATTCGACGCACTCCATTGAATTGACAGTAGACTTGATGAGGCTAAACAACCTTAGTAACTAGATGGAAAAGCCAAAACCACCACCGGCCAGAGAGGTAGGCAACGATTCTATATGGCCAGCATTCTTTATTGGTCTGAGTCTAACGTTGTTTTTCTTTGGACTTGTCTTGATCATTGCACAGAGTTTATGCATATGTAAGTGAATCCGTAGTGGAACGAAACCAGCTCTACATCAACGAAATCCTTATCCCACTGCTTCCCGACAGTGTGATAGCCCTGTCCTTTCAAATCAACAACATTGCCTCCACCAAAGATATTCGCGGCAACAACTCCAACACTTTCACCATCAAAGCCAATGCCCAAACCAACCACGCCCTGGGGTTTGCGAATCTTGCGACCTCTTCCACCAAAATTCCGTACCGCCAATTACCTGCCCGTTACCTTCAAAATGGCATCGACCTGCTCAAAGGTGGAGGGTATGCCGTGGTGCAGGAATACCGGGACTACGAAAAAGAGTTCGACGTAGAGTTGTATTCGGGCAACCTGGACTTCTTCGCCCTCATTGATGGTAAAACCATCAGCCAGCTCAACCTTTCAGCTTACAATCATCTTTGGAATGCCGACGTCATGGTGGCTTCCTTTGCCAATACAGCTGGTTACATTTACTCGCTGATCGATTACGGCACCTTGCTGGAGACCGGTAACGAACTGCGGGCGGACCGGCTGTTTCCTTCCGTCTACCAGCACACCCTTATCAACCAGATTTTCTTTGAAGCGGGCTTTGAGGTGGAGGGGAAAATACTTTCTAACATCCGCCACCGCTCCATTATCCTGCCTTTCGTCAACGGAAAGCCCGCTATTGCGGACAACTTTAGTAAGGACCGTTCTTTCCGGGTAGGACCGGCTTCCAATGATATTGTCTTCTACTCAGGCAATGAGGAAGGTGACAAGGATATTCCCCTGGGCGATGATTCCACCGTCCGGTTAAATTTCTTTCAGGGCATCCAAGGTAACTACAACAAATCCACCGGGCATTATACCGTGGATCAGGATTGTTTGGCGGATGCGAGCGCCTCGGTAGCCTACCGGGGTGACATCACCCTGGGCGACGTGAAGCTGGGATTGAAGCTACTGATCAATGATATAACGATTGTTAACATTCAGCATACGGAATCCTTCAGCCTGACCAGTCCTCCAGGCCGCACGGGCACGCTCACCCTGAGTGCTGAAAACCTGACCTTACACACCGGCGACGTTGTGCGCCTGGTTACCAACATTGACGCGGGGGGTACAACGAGTTACCAGTTCGACTTCTTCCTGCAACGGGAGGCCGGCGTTGGCGGACCCTTCACCGCTGCCTTCTGGAGCATGACTGTTAAGGACGAGCTGCCTTTCGGTGCCCTGTGGAAAGTAGCCATCAACCTGCCCGATATGAGCCAGACGGATTTACTGAAGAATTGGGCGCAAACTTTCGGATTGATTTTTCAGACCAATAGCAATAGCCGCACGGTAAGCGTTCGGCAGTTTGAAGAGATTGCCGGGAATGCTTCTCTAACCAAAGACTTTTCCAGCAAGCTCGTTACTTCCCGGACTGCCCGACAAACCTGGCGCCTGGACTATGCCCAAAAGAACCTGCTGGCCTATAAGGATGATAATGATGTGGTCGTCACTAATGCGAATGGTTCGATATTGATCGATGACCGCAACCTGGAAGTAAGCAAAGAGTTGTTTACGATGGATTTTGCGGCTACCAAGATGATGAGTCGGCTCAACCATTTACAATTTGCCTGGATTCCTTTGTTTGAGAATTTCACCAACTCCGGCACTGCTGAACCCCGGATACTTGTCATGGACCGGCAGGATGTGTCCACGGGGCTGAGGCTGGCTCCGGATGCAGTCAGTGTGGTAAAGTTCGAGACCGGGACCGGGCCGGATGAATACTTGATCACCACTGACAGGCCGCACGGCTTTGTTACTGATGATTTGATTTCCATTCGCGGGGCCAAAGTCGTTGCCTATAACCGCTCGGATGTGGCGGTATTCGTGGAGAATGTCTACCAGTTCCGCATGGGTATTCCAGGCGGAGCCGTCTGGACGCTCAATAGCGATGAGTTGGGCAGCGTGTATGCCTACTCTAACCCCTTGGTTATTAATACCGCTTTGCCTATTCCGTACTTTATCCTTTCCGGCAAATCCTTTAACCTGGGCTTTGCAGATAATTTGATTGAGAAAAACTACGGACGTTTGGTCACCATGCTCAATCCCTTGCTGGTGGAGGAGGCTTATTTTAAGTTGAATGAAGTGGACATCCAGGAGCTGGATCAGTTTATTCCGGTGTGGGTGCAGGCGTATGGGGCTTATTTTTTCCTTCAACAGATCAAAGATTTTGTTTCTAATTCATTAACACGCTGTATACTCATTAGACTCTAGCTATGGCAGATCGGGTAGAAAGTTTACTCCTCAGTGTAAAAGTTGATCAGGCCGCCGCCAAAAAGCAGGCAGAAGAGTTGACGGTGGCCATCCGTAAGGAGCGCAACGAACTGGCAGGGCTGGAAAAGCAGTTTGAGGCGGGTGAGGTTGCCGAAAAGGAATATGGCCAGGAGAAAGTACGGCTAACCAAATCCATTACAGAAAATTCCCGACAACTCACGCTTAATACCAATACAGCCAACGCGGCGGGGAAATCCATTGCTGCCCAACGGGCCGAGCTGGCTAGGTTGACGGATGCCTACGTAAAGGCGGTCAATCCAACCAAGGCCGAAGCCAAGGCGATCCGGGAACTTTCCGACAATCTGAAAGCCCAGGAGAAAGAGCTTGGCAATAATACCCGCAACGTGGGTAATTATGGGGATCAACTCAAAAGCGTTATTTCCGATATTCCGGTATTGGGAGGGGCTCTACGGCAAGCCGAACAGGCACTTACCATTGTCACCAAGGGCTTTAATGTGGGGTCCGCCGCTGTTTTCGGATACGTTGGTCTGATTGGGACCGCTGCCGTGGCTGCGCTGTCGGCTTTCTTTAAGGCAACCGACGAAGGGGCGGACTTCCTGGAGCGGGTCACCGCTGGCGTGGGTTCGGCTTTTCAGTTCGTTACCGACAGAGCAGCGGATGCGGGCAAAGCGATTTACGATGTCTTTTTCGGAGACACCAAGTTAACCGCCGGTTCCAACAACAGCATTGCCGCCAAGATTGGAGCCCTCTTCGACCCGGCTGGTGCGGCTCAGGCATTCGCCAACGGGGCGCTGGTCAAGGCGCTCAACCAGCAGATTGAGGACAGTGTACGGGACTTGACCGTGGAAGAAGAAAAGCTGAACGGCGAAGTAGAAAAGGCATTACTGCTGGCCAAAGATCGATCCAAAACCGAACAAACCCGGTTTGCGGTATTGGAACAGGTAGGATTTAAGGAGGAAATTTTCAACGCCAAACGAAAGAAAGCGGCGGAAGATGCCTTGAAAGCTGCCCTGGTAGGCTTACAGTTGCGTGGCAAGGAGGAAGCAGAAATTACCGACGAGGAAAAGGACCACCTCAACCAATTGCGCGTCGAAGTGGTCAAACTCGATAATGAATCGGCAGTGATTCAGCAGAAGATCCAAAACCGCAAAGCTGCTCTCCAGGAACAGATCGACGCCGACGCCAAAAAGGCAGCGGAAGAAGCTGAAAAGCAAAAGCAATTACTGCTCGACTTCAACGATTTCAAAAGGCGCATTGATGAAGCGGCCTTGATTGATACCGAAAAAGTGTGGGCGGAATCCTTTCAGCGGTTATTGATGCGGCTGGAAAAGGAAAGGGAAGCTATTCAGATCCACGCCAATAAGCGGCTGGCCAATGATCAGAAGGCGATTGACAAACAACAGGCAGGTTATGCCCAGGATGCGGAAAACAAAAAGAAGTACAACCGACTGCTGCTGGAAGACGAACAAAAGAAGTTCGATGGGTTGTCCTCGCTGGCCAGTAGTGCCCAGCAGCTCAACCGGGCACTGGCGGGAAATAATGCGGAGGCAACCGATTTTGGAAAATCCCTGACCGCTTTTCAGATTGGCCTGGCGGCGGTGGAAACAATGTCGAAAGCTATTAGCTCAGCCAAGGGGGCAACCGCTTTCGATTACGCCGTTCAGTTAGGGATTGCTATTGCTGCTGCCGTAGGGGCTATTGCCCAAATTGACCAATTGTTTTCCAACGTAGGAGAGACCCCAAAGCCACAATTTGGCGGAGGCGGCAAATTCGTAACCAAAGGTCCGCAGATGATTATGGTAGGGGACAACCCCGGCGGCATGGAACTGGTAACGGTTGAGCCGCTTTCCGGCAAAGGGCAAACCAAAATAGGCAGAGGTGCCAACCTGTTGCAATTAGGTGGCGGCGGTGAAGTGGCTGCTTTCGGTAACGGTCAATTTGCCTCTCAGACGATCATTAACCAGGTGAATAACCAGGTCGAAGCTGGGAAGCAGATCGTCAATGGCATTGAAGGGCGTATCCCGGTATTAGTGGTAGAAAACTATGAGCGCGTAAAAGGCAATATGCAGCGGGTGATTACTCAATCTACAATTTGACAGCGCTGGTATAGCTTTCAAACAAGTATACTTTCCCCAGTATCCCAATACCAGCGATTTTCCCTTTGATTTCAGTAAACGAAAAAAGGAAGTCGTTTTTAGACCTTACCGATTCAGTAATCTCCCTGTCCAGGAAAGCGCCGGTAAAGGCTTGCTGTATTTTATGCCCGGTGGCTAGGGAGTCCGCATTCCTGGAAGCCAGAAAAGGGGCATTCAGCCTGGCGACGTAATCAAGGGTAAACTCTCTTACTTTCGACTGATGCTGAATCTCGCTGGGATTGGTTGCCCAGAGCACTACGACTAACAATACGACTCCTATCAGGTATTTCATTCCCTTTCCTCGTTTATCCGCTTAAACTCCGGTAAGTGACCAAACAGCCGTTCGGTATCTTCTACCAGGGCGTGAATATGAGGTCGTAATTGATCACCGAAATCATAGCCCGTCCGTTTTTTCCGGAGTTCCAATATCCTTTTATGCTTTGGTAACAGCGGAATAGAGAGGTATTCTTTACCGTTTCGCTGATAATGTGCCATTATTTTCACTTTAAACGCAACAATGCTGCAACAATGTAGCGATTTATTTTTATTCGGCAAAGCCAGCTCGCATTTTCGCTACCGTGAAAGAAGCACTGGTAAGCATAAGGGGTGTAATTGGTCCGGGCGGATTCGACTGGTGGACCCTCGATGTACTGCCCGATACCACCACCGATGTCTTTAATCAGCTTCAATCTCAGAAGCCCTTCACCCGCATCCGGGTAGAAATTGATTCCGAAGGCGGCTACGTCAGTACCGGCAGAGCCGTTCGCATGTTGCTGCAAAGTCAGCACGTTCCCATCACCACGGTTGCGTATGCCCAGTGCATGAGCATTGCTACGGAAATCTTCTCTATCGGTAATACCCGGCAGATGATGAAGGGCTGCGACTTTATGATCCACAAGCCTTACGGGGGAGTGATGGGTAATGAAGACGACATTGCCGCTTACCTGGAATCGATTCAGAATGCTACCCAGGAAATGGTCGACATCTACGTGGCCATTACCGGGAAAAGTGAAAAAGAAGTCCGGGCCTGGTTAGTCCGGGATAAGTCCATGACCGCTGAGCAAGCCGTTCAAAATGGCTTTGCTACGGAAGTAATCTATGAATTCCCCTTTAATAAGCCCGCGCCACAAGATGCCCAGGCTCGTACCCACCGGGAGCCTATGATGGCTTTCAATCAAAAGAAAACGATGGAAAAGAACCCCCTTCAGGCCATTGGCGACAAGCTGACGGAAATGAAAAACGATATTCTGTCCGCATTAGGACAACTGAAAAGTACCACCAAGGCCCTTGCCCTTACCACCTCTGATGGTAAAGCGGTGAATGTGGAAACCTCGGAGAATAACCCGGCCACCGGTGATGTCATCACAGTAGATGGCAAAAAGCCGGAAGACGGGGATTTGGTGATGTCGGATAACCAGATTATCACGGTAGCCGACGGGAAGATTACTTCCATTAAGGCACCGGAAGAAGCTGTAGCAACAGAAACGGCTACGGTAGCAGATACCGTGGAAACAGTTTCCGCTGAGGTGGAGGCTGAGTTAGTAGCCCTTCGCACAGAAAATACCCGACTTACTGCCTTACTGGCTACAGAAAGGGCCGCCTTTCAAGCACAAAAAACGACTTTGGAAACAAAATTCACCGCCTTATCTACCCAACTGGAAACGGTCGGCAAGAGCATTCATTCCACTTACAATCCCGAATCCAGAAAGTTCGAGAGCAAAGTGGAAGATGAAGAAACCGATCGGGTAGCCAAAAGCAATAAGTGGAAGGAAGAGCAGAAAGCTAAGCTCCCTCAGAAAAAGTAATCATTCATAAGCTAAGGAAAGAAATAATTAATTAACCGATGTCTACAGCAATCATTGTACCCGGTAACCTCACCTTCAACGGCACGGAGGTCCGCAACATTTCGGAAGTGGTGATGCAACGCATCTACACCAAGCCGACGCTCGCCCAGCAAATGACGCTCATCGGCGGCATTGAGGCCAAAATGCAAATCGCTATCCTGGGCCGCCTCTCCAAGCTCACCAAGCTGGATGCCGGTTGCGGCGTGGGTGCTTCGGCAGGACAGGTACCTACCTCGGAAAAGTTCTGGAACCCGGTTCGGGCTAAGTTCTGGCTGGAATTCTGCTGGAAGGATTTCGTAGCGACCTTCTTTGTCTATTTGCAACGCAAGGGCATCCAACGCCCGGATATGACGGGAACCGAAATCCAGGATTTCATTGCCGAACTCCTGCCGGATGCCTTGATTGAAGACTTTATGCGCATCACCTGGTTTGGCTCGACGACGGCAACGCTGGTCGGAGCCGGCTCGGGTGATGCCAACATTACCGCTACCTCTTCCATTACCGATTACAACCTGATCGATGGTTTCTGGAAGCAGCTCATTGCCATCGCCGCTACCGCCAAAATAGCGGTGAATGCTACGGGCGGTATCGGAGCCAGTAACGGGCAGGCTACTTTTGCGCTACAGGATTCCAACCTGACGGCGGCGGGGGTCGTTGCGGATCTGGACCTGATGAAATATTCTGCCGATTACCGGCTGAGGGATGTACCCAACGCCGTCTATCAGGTTACCCAATCAGTGGCCGATAAGGTGGAGCAATACCTCAGGGGCTTTGCCAACATCGAAGCTTCTTACATGACCCTGGAAAACGGGCTGAGGGTGGCTAAGTGGAACGGCATCCCGGTAGTTCCCAATTCCTTCTGGGACCGCACCATCCGGGCCGACTTTTCCAACGGCACCAAGTACGACAAGCCGCACAGAGCCGTATTGACCACCCTGGACAATTTGCAGGCGGGTGTCGACGACACCACAGCCATCGGGGATTTCGAAGTGTGGTACGAGCGTCAAACGGAGAAAGTAAACTTCCGGGGCGGCTACATGGTCGACGCCAAAGAAATCGAAGATTATATGGTTAAAACCGCCTATTAATTCCTGAAAGGGGAGAAAACAATTCTAAACTGAAAGGAACCGGTTATGCCAGAATATACGAATGTGTGCCTGGGGATTATGCAGAACGAGCGCTTTCTCTGCGATCAGCAGGTGATTGCGGGCGTAAATGATCGCCTGGTGTTAATGAACTACAACGACTTTTTGGCCGCTGCCCGCACCTACGATGCCTACGGACGGCTCACCAACATTGTGCCGGCTGCCGGCACCGTAGCCTACGTCTTTGAGGGGAAGAACAATTCAGTCAACCCCAAGCAGTCCCTGGTCCGTCAGACGTATTCGGAAGGCTACGATCACAAGATTGATTTCCTGGTGTTCAATACGGGTCAGTATACCAAAAACAACCTGGAGAACATGGCCCGCACCAAAATGGTGGGCTTCGTTCAGAATGCCAACGAATCCTTCGAGGTGTACGGACCAAAGCAAGGGCTGATCCTGTTGACTAACGAACGGGATTTGCAGAACGCAGAAACCGGAGCAGCCTTCCAGTTATCGCTTTCTACGCCGGAGAAAACCAAGGAGCCAAAGCTCCCCATCGATCTGCTGAGTACGAATTTCTCTACCACGCTGGCCCTGGTCAATACCCTGGTAGGCTTCCCCACTATCTCTAACGTAACCCCATTGGCGGCTTCTATTGCCGGTGGAACTTCGATAGTGATTACCGGTACCAACTTCGCGGGTGCTATCGCGGTACTGTTCGGCAACTATGCAGCCACTTCTTTTGTCATCAACTCTTCAACCCAGATTACGGCCATCAGCCCGGTTTTGGTAGCGGGTGGGTACAAAGTCTCGGTTGATGGTGCTGCTGGCAAGGTGACCGGCACGCAAACAGTGGTAGTGAGCTAGAGACCGGTGCGCCGGAGCGACTATGCATAGCGTCTCTACCCTGGCAGAACGGATCGGCAAACTGTTGCTTTACAAGGATGCAGCCGCTGCACACGATCCCAATGTCATTTCTGAATTGGTGGACATTTGGCGCATCCTGGGCAAAGACATTTGCCGCACTTGTCAGGATAAGTTATACAATGCGATGATTGAATTACGAAAACTAAATCTTGAAGCCATGTCAAAGAGAGTTTCACAAATAAAGGATGGGGAATACATTATGGTCCCCTTCACCTCCGACAGCTACACGAATGCCAACCTCACGGATGCCATCGCCCGCAAATTGCTGAAGGAATACCCGCCGCTGGCCACTTCCTTTACGCGGTTACCCCCAGATGAGCCGGTAGAAGGGGATGAGGATTATGTAGCTAAACCCAAAGCGGCGGATAAAAAAGAACCCGTTAAAGATGCCAAATAATGCGATCTTGGAACCCCACGCGACAGGTAAAAAAGGTCGAAGTATGGGCGGATAATTCCGTCAAAATACTCCGTTACGACGTAGACAATGCCTACCCGCAACGGATGTACCAGCATTACCTTCGTTCGGGATATACCAAGTTGTGCGTAGGGCTGTATGCCCGCTTTATTTTTGGCGGAGGGCTCTCAGATAAGGTGCTCTACAAAACCGTCATCAATGATAAGAAGCAGAAGCTTGATCAGTTGCTTCGTCAAACCATCCGCGATTATTCCATTTTTAAGAGTTTCGCCCTGCATTTCAACTACAATGCCCTGGGCCGGATTCACTCCATCCAAAAAGTTACTTTCGAATATGCCCGCCTGGGCATCCCTGATGACATCGAATACATCGGCAAGGTAGCCCTGTGGAATAATTGGGACCGCTCTTTCCGCAAGTCGGCCAACAGCAGAAAAATCGAATACCTCGACGTATTTAATCCCGACCCGGAGGTAGTGTTGGCCCAGATGGAAAAGGCGGGTGGTATTGAGAAATACTTAGGCCAGGTGTTCTACTACAATGGGGAAACCGATGATTACCCCTACTGCTCTTTTGATTCCGTCATTGACCTTACGCGGGCGGACGCGGGTATTGACCTGTTCAAGCGCTCTAATATTGACAACGGGTTTTTGCAGTCTCATTCGGTAGAGTACCCGGGAAAATTCGAATCGGAAGAGGAGCGAGCGGAATTTGATCAGGGCTTGCGCAACCTGCAGGGACCACGGGAAGCGGGCAGCTTCGTCGTTTGGGAAAACCCACTGGCCAAAGAAAACCCGATCAAAATGAACCCGATTAAAACCCAGAACAACGATCGGCTTTACGAGTGGACGGAGCAAAGTACCCAAGATAAGATTAGAAAAAACTACCTCATTCCGCCTGACATCGTGGGTGAATTTCGTGGGGGTGCTCTTTCCGCCCAACAGGTGAGTGAGTCCTACGACTATTATAATGCAGTTACGCAAGACGATCGGTTAATTTTCGAGGAACTGTTAACGATGATCTTTCAATATTGGCGCGATCCAATAGCTACTACGGACTTCTCCATTTTGCCACTTCAGTACATCGTTAAGAAAGCAGTTGACCCAGCAGCGCCCATGCCGGGCGCCCCTGCAGCTGCTCCACCTGTAACTACGGCAGAGCCGGGATGATATGGCGGAAATTCTCTTGCTCAAGGCTGATTTCAATCCCTTCAAATTCCTGTCAACCAACCTGGATTTTGAATCGATCAGCCCTTATATCCTGGAAGCGCAACGAGCGGACCTGGTAGACTTGCTTGGAATGCCGATGTACTACGCCTTCTGGACCGGGATGAATCCGGTAAGCCCGGCACTACCCTTTCAGATCTGGACTGACCTGCTCAACGGGGTAGACTATCTTAACGATCAAAGCCAGGGCATCCAGTTCTACGGGGTGAAGCCCTACCTGGTCTACCGGACCTTTGCCCGGTTCTTAAACAAAAGCCAGGTGCGCATGACGCGCGCGGGTGCTGTGAGCAAGCGAACCGATGAGAGTGAGTACATCGATAAGGATACCCTGGATAAACTTAGAGTTGAAACCGACTCTTTTGCTGAACTCTATAAACAGAACATCATCACTTTTCTGAATGCCAAAAGAACGGATTACCCCCTCTGGCCTTATATGGAATGCCGAGCCCGCTATGGGCGCAAAGGCTTTCGGATTCGCTCGATTAGTTCTACTCAGGACTATTATTGGTCCGGGGGCTATAAGAGTGGGTGCTGTGGCTTGGAGGACTCAGCTATTATCATTAACAACATTTATTCCGGCGGGAGCGGTTATGTCGAATGATTGACTTCAGAAGTTTGATGCTGCTTAGGATCCTGACGGACGCTTTCATTGCGGCTAAGGGTGCTCAATTGACCTGGGAGGAACTGGATGAAAACCAAAAGGCGCTGGCCGATACGCTGGCCAGGCTGGAATACAATGCCGTGTACGGAGCCATCGCTTACAATCCGGCTACGGCTTATACGGGTGGACAGACGTACTATGTCAGCTATTCCGGCAATATCTGGAAGTTCATCAGTGGGTCAACCCAGACGGGCATTACGCCTGGCAGTAATGCCTTGGTTTGGGAATTGTCTTCAATTGGGGCTTATGCGCACGCCCACGATACGGATTTTCAGTTGGTTTCTTCAGGAGGTATTCCCGTAACTGCGGATCAGATATTGGCTTGGATTAGTGGTGGTGGGGGTGGAGGGGGTGCTTACGGTATCGAACCGCAAACCGTGATTTTGTCAGCTACGGCTATTACCGCTCCTGCAGCGGGCTTTGAAAAGCTGGTGCTGCTCAATGTCGCTTCCCTGGCTCCATACACGGGCTTACCGGCTCCAACGACCTCGGGTAAAGTATACACCCTGAAAGCCAATGATACCTATGACGCCTCCTTTTCCGTGGTTGTGGACGGCATACCGGCCGGCCAGGTGGTTGTGGCATCCGGGTCAACCATGCGCATCGTGGACCTGGGCACTTATATAAAAATCGGATGAAAAAGTTACTTGCAATTTTCTGTTTTCTGTCTGCGGTTTTCAGTTGGGTGGAAGGACTGGCTCAGTCCCATGCGGATACGCTGATCGATCAACAGATCCCGGCCTCTACAACGGGGAGTGTGCCCTACAAGAAACTCAATCCGGTCCTCCACCAGATGATTCTAAGGGCGGATAATCCCCAATACGCCAGCCCCTTCAACCACGTCGACAGCTACGGCTCGGCTGAAATCGTCGGCGGCTCTATCGAATACGACAGCATCCGGGCCACTTTCGGAGTCAATAGCTACGGTCCCCTCTCCGGTAGTATCGCTCTCTCACCCGCTGATCCAGACAGCACGAAGTTCAGAGTAGATCTCCTGGTCATTAATTCCACCGGCACCATTGCCGTCCTGACCGGTACCGCAGGGCAATCACCCATCGAATCAGCTTTCTCGGCAAGCACGCAACTACCGCTGTACCGCATTTTTGTAACGACGGATGGTTTCTCCCTGGAGCCTTATTCGGGTGCCATTGTGCAGGCAGCTACCTTAACGGAAGTAGTAGCGGGGCTATTGACGAATAAGTATGTCAGCCCTTTGACCTTGCACCAATATATGATTCCCTACGTGTATGAGGTGCTATCGGGCATTACGGGCGGGAATAACCTGGTGAACGGCACCGGAACGAATTCGTTACGTCAGCTTGGCTCGACTTCCTCCACGGGCATCAGTGCCGTCTCCCTGGGTTCGATTAATGTCGTTACCGGTGATTATGGCACCGCTACCGGTAGGGGTAATACCGTGAGCGGATTCGCTGCAACGGCCCAAGGGGCATTTAATACGGCCAGTGGTACGGACGCTCACGCGGAAGGTAGTAACACTTTTGCCAGTGCTCAGTATGCCCACACGGAAGGGGCTTCTACCCAAGCCTCCGGTTCAGCAGCCCACGCTGGCGGACAAGGACAAAGCACGCGACTGATTATAGCCAGTGGCGACCATAGTTTTAATCATTCTTACAATTCCACCTCTCAGGTTTCCGGGCATGGGGTGCTAGCCGACAACGCGGCAATTCTGGGGGGGGTGGATCATCATATTCCCTCCACTTCGCCCCGTTCGGTTATTTTAGGAGGAACCACGATTTCTATTCCCGCTTCCCGTCCGGACGAGGTTTGGGTGCCGTCGCTGGCTATCAACACCGCGCCAACCACCGATACTGGAACCCTGAACGCTTTGGTATACGATCCTACTACTAAGCTGGTTATGCAGCGGGCGATTAGCGGCGGCGGCGGCACCACTTCCCCCCTCACTACCAAAGGTGACCTCTGGGGCTATAGCACTACCAACGCTCGTCTCCCGGTTGGAACAGATGGCTACGCTCTATTAGCTAATTCCTCCACTTCCACTGGCCTGTTGTGGACGGACCTCAGTAGTCTCTACCTGACACCGACCCAATTACAAAATACTGGCTGGACATTTACGGATTATCAATACCACAACAACACTTTTTCGATGTGGACTGATGGAGCCAGCAATAGTCTCCAAATTGATGTGAATGGATTTGTGAACACTTACGGGGCTACTGCTGGACACACGGTAAGTTTTGGCACTCCAACCGCTTTCCGAAATATTACTTTTCCCGATGCTGACGGGACTCTTGCATTACTAAGCGATATAACCGGTGGGGGAGCCTTGCCCTCCCAAACCGGCAACTCCGGCAAGTACCTGACCACGAACGGCACGGCGGCCAGTTGGGGCACGGTATCCAGCGGCACCACTTCCCCCCTAACCACGAAGGGTGACCTCTATACGTATTCAACCACGCAAGCAAGGCTCCCAGTTGGTACGAATGGCTATGCGCTGCTGGCAAATTCTTCTCAAACAACCGGCTTAATCTGGTCTGACTTATCCACGGTTTATTTCCCCCTCTCCGGCGGCTCCATCACCGGCACGGGAGGTGCTGGTTACATCGGACTGATTCCGCAATCATCGGCACCCAGCACGCCGGGTAGTGGCTTTCGGCTCTATGCTACCAGTGCGGGAAAACTAGCCTGGAAGGGCACCAACGGCTTCGTTCGGACTTTCGACGGCACGGCAAATACGGCAGACAGGAGCTACAAGCTACAGAATGCGGATATGACATTGGCGGATTCGGCAGCAGTGGCGGCTAATACCAATGCCATCACCCTTACCCAGCAATCCCACACCACGGGTACAACCGTCACGATAACGAGCGCTTCAGGGCCGCTGTGGCTGATTATCAATCCAGCCTCGGTATTGGCATCGGTTACCGTCACCCTACCGCTTACCCCGGTAGACGGACAGCGGGTGGAAATTAGCTTCGGCGGCACGATGACCACCGGCACCGTAGTAACTGCGCTTACTATTTCGCCCAACACGTCACAAGCGATCCTTCAGGCTACTACGCCGTCGACAGCGGAAGCCGGGGAAGTGATTGCTTACCGCTGGAAAAGTTCAGTATCCAAATGGTATCGACTTAACTAAAATGACAAAACAGGAAATCCTTACCCTGATAAACGGGGCGGTAATCAACATCGCACCTGGTGTGAATCCCCAAACCATCTTCGATGCTGCCGCCGCTGGTAGTTACATTCGCTTCCTTCCCGGCACCCACACCTGGGGAATAAACTCCAATCGGGCGATCTTGAATGTCACCAAGTCGATGGCTATCGAGCTAATGGCTGGAGCAGTCCTGAAACTAGCAGACAATACGACAGCCTTGGAAGTAGCAGGGGAAATTACCACCAACCAGGGACCTTACAAGACGCTGGATGATATGACCATCGGGGCAACCAGCAATTACGACCTGGGCCTGGGAGCTATCTCCTACTTTGTTCAGATTGACGGAGTTTCCAGCCCGAATACCTATACCTGGGGAACCTATACGGAGGCTGGTGTACAAACAACAATTGGCTCGGGGGTATCAATAACCGGCTCCGAACAAACCCTGGCTCACGGGGTGAAAATCAAGTTCAACGCCACTACCGGGCATTCCCTGAACAGCGTATGGTACATTGCCTATGATGGGCCGGAATCTTATGGCATCAGAGTAGGAACCGGAACCCATACCACCTACATCGAGAATGTACACATTTTTGGCCAGGGTTTGATTGACCTTAATCTTCAGAACAACATTCAGCCGTCCAACCTGGTTGCCACCACTTCGGCCTGCGTACTGTTTCACGGGCGAGTACGGTATTGCAGCGTGACTGATATTTCGATGCAGAATGGTATGCGCTCAGTGATGATGTACGGAGAAAACAACGGTACTTACCTGCAAGGCGGGTTAACCCAAGGCGGAACCGACTTCGCGGCGGAATACATCGATGTATTACGAACGAAAACCTACTCGACTTCCATTCTAGGCAGTGGAATCCTAATGGGCCACCCCTCCCACCGGGGAAGCCTGCGCTTTATTCGGGTGAATAACAACTTCATCCAGACCACTGCGACCCCCATCGAACCCAACTACCAGTGTCAGGATTACCAGGTAATTGGCAACCTCTGCGACGGTACAGTGGCAGTGAGAGGGATACATTGCTGGCGAAAATCCATCAATGGCACTATCACCGGCAACCGGATTGTCAACGCGCCTAACGCGGTCGCTGCCGTAGAAATATCCGCACCAGGTATCTGGGAAACTGGCCAAAATATCTATACGGATGCCAGCAATATTCTTTCGGGGCCAGTTCAGGGTTATCTCTATGCGAGTGATGTGTTGGGCCTACTGGGGCCTACCAGTTATTTCATCGCAACCTCCGGGGCTTATGCTGCCTCCTATCCGCTTACCCAAGCCACTAACTTACAACCCGTAACGCTTTGGGCTGACCAGAGTGGTGCCCGGCACTCGGCTGTACCACCTCTGTTAACCGATGCGCCAACCTACAAGTCTTCCACGAGTGCACTGACTTTCGCCGCCAATCGGTACATGCCTCATAATTTCGGCACCTCAGACCCAGTTGCTATGACGATTGTGGCAAAGATTCAAGTGCCCAACATCGCCACTGCCAGCAACACCTTTTGGCACCACCGTTCTGAAACCACCCGGTTAATCCAATTAGGGGTCAGTTCTAGCAATGTAACGCTTCAACTCCGGAGTTCGGGTAACGTGCTTCAGACCGTTATGAAAGCGGCAACCGCCAATAACACGTACATGAAAATTATTGCCGAGTTCGATAAGGTAGGCAACCTGCATCGGCTGTACGTAGATAATCTTACTTCTCCTGGCACGAATACCACCAATTTCGGGGCAGAAACCTTCACCTCGTCGATTCAGAGTATCGGGGCTTATAATATTGCCGGTAGCATTACCCGAACCTTTACAGGTGATATTCAAATACTTGCCGTTTACGACAAGTTGTTTAACGATACCCAAAAACAAGCCATTCTGGACGCGTTGTAAAAAAACAATGAAAAAACTCCTTCTCTTTATTCAGCTTGCAAGCGCGTCGTGCATACAGCTCTGGCTCGCCTGGCCAGCTATGGGGCAACAGTACCTCTATACCCCAGCGGAACTAACCGTATGGCAAAGCAGAGCCACTAGCGGGCCTTACAAAAACAAAAGCGACGCTCAGGCTAATAGCCCGGCGGATTGGAATCGGATCGTCAGTAATGCCGCATCTTTCTACAACAATCAATCGGCGGAAATCTGGTCAGGTTACACGGAGGTTGGCTGCATTCCTCAGAACACCACCACGAAAACCTACGAGCCGGAAGCCTACGCCTACAAATTGCAGGATGCGGCCTTGTACGGACTGGTAACCGCTAATTCCTCCTATCGAAACGCCGTCAAGGCTGCCGTGCTGGCACAGATTGCAAAGCCGGGCGTAAACTTTGCTGATGGTTCGAGATGGTGTATTGGTGCCGGAGGGGTCAATGATGTGAATCCCGGATTCATTATCGCCGAGTGGGTCACCCGTTTACTACACGCCTACCTCTATACCTACGACCTATACAGTGCTGGCCAGCATACCACGATCGCGAATTTCTTTGGCCCGGCCGGAACCTACTTTGCCGGACAAGTGGATTACGCCCTCAACCCGCTTTTTGTTAACCGCCCAGGGGGGAATTATACCTTAGCTGGCGTAGGAGCCAGTGCCACCCCGCGCGGGCTGATTGATTATTTCGGCCCTTCATATGTGACGGTCAATGGTTATTTCAACAACCGTCGCTACTCGATGATCTATACCGTAGCCGAAATTGGCTGGCTGGTGAACTCCACTGCGTTGAAGAATTCAGCAGCCCTCTACTTCAAGCAATACCTTCAGTACGCTATTTATCCCGATGGTAGAAATGTCGAAACAGAACGCAGTGTAGGCGCAACAGGAAAACCGGAAAAGGGTACGCAGTATATGGCTGGGGCAACCGCTTTGGCTATTGCCGTAGCGGATGTATTTGCCCGACACGGTGATTACAGTCTCTATGATTATGTCACCACGGTAGGGGCTTTCGGCAGCCAGGGTGCGCCAACGGGTGCGGGTAATGAACAGTTTGCAACAGGAAAGAGTCTGAAATTTATGATGTACTCGCTGGCCAGGTATTGGGATGGTACTCACCTGCGCTGGGGTACTGATCAGGCGAGCTTGAGCACGGATCAAGGCTACATTATGGACGGGGTATTCATTCCCAACCTGATCTACTACGAAATGGATACCTGGTTAGCTCTGGGTAATTTGTACTACCAGGACTCTTACATTCGTAAGGCGTATCTGAGGCAATATGCGGGTGCGCGGCCTTACAATCAGAATCCGACCACAGCAGGGCCCTATGCGGTTTGGATGGGGCCAGGCGCCCCCTTTTCGGGAATATTGTTTCAGCACGGGCAAAGAGAGTATGACGCGAGCAACCCGTTTTTGGCCGTAACACCGGATCCCCCCATTGATACGCTCTCGGTTGATAGCCTTCCAACTCCTTCGCCTCGTAGGAATGTTGCACTCAATAAGCCGGTTTCGGGTACGGTGCAATGGTTGGATAATTATGCTTACTATTTGACGGACGGAGTGAAGGACAACTTTGCGCAGCGGTATGTGAGTGCAGAGAATAATGCATTCGACACCCTTGACATCGATCTGAAAAGTAATTGTTCGATAGACACAATTAAGATTTATACCGGTAAACAGGTAAGCCTTCCGGTGAATGTGAGTAATCCGGTAGAGTCATTTCGGGTACTGTATTATAATAGTGGGGTATGGACTCAGGCTTATGCTACTACCAGTAATGCCAGCAATATTGTATTGATACCGGTAAGCATTGCTTCGGCTTCGAAGCTGCGCATTATCGGAAGGGATATTGATGCAGGAGGGGAATTAAGGAAGAAGTTTACACGGCTCGTGGAACTGGAGGCTTATGGCACTACCCTGTAACGAAGCCAAACTTTTCAGCCAGCAGGGCGGAAAGTGGATTGACATACTTAGCAGGAAGGTTACGCTTGCCTGCCATAAACTGGTAAAGCGTTGTTGCTGGCATTTGACACTTCTTCTCTAGTTCGGTAAGGGAAAGAATAGCCTTCCGGTCTGGATCAGAGAGGAAGGCTCGAAGGGACTCAATATTACTCATCAGTTAGCAACGCGAACGTCATAATAGTGGTTGCCGCGTTCCTGAACACGGACATAATAAGCGAGTTTGCCGGATTCGTGTAATTCAATGGCTTTGGCCCGTGCGTTTTCAGCATAGTTATAGCGAGAATTGAACGCATACACTTTAGAGCTGTCAGCCTTGTTTACAAATTTGGTTGCAGTAGTCATTTTATTTCGTTGTTTAAGTATGAATCAAAGGTAAATAGAATAATTGATATTGTCAAGAACACTGACAAAAATAGTTAATTTATTTTAATGATCAAGCGGAAATTCTTTTTCGACACGGTAAACAAGCTGCTCTTTAAAGGCAAATTGTCCCCTAGCGCCTGGGTAGGAATGGAATTAATGCTGACGTATTGGGAAGCGAATCCCCGACCGGTGGGTGGACCTCAAGACATTCGCTGGCTAGCCTATATCCTGGCCACTACGATGCATGAGACGCAGCGCACCTTCCAGCCTATTGAAGAATTCGGCAAAGGGCATGGCAAAAAGTACGGAAAGCCGGATCCCCAGAACGGACGTATTTACTACGGAAGGGGTTATTGCCAGATCACCTATCGAGTGAATTACGAGAAGTTCGGCAAGCTATTAGGAATTGACCTGGTGAACCATCCTGAACTGGCATTAGTAGAAGAATACGCCTTGAAGATTATTTTCATCGGGATGGAAAAGGGGCAGTTTACGGGCCGGAAATTAGCCGACTATTTCAATGCCAAAAGCGAGAACTGGTACAAAGCGAGAAGAATAATAAACGGTGATGACTGCGCATCTGCCATTGCCGAGTACGGAAAGGTGTTTTACCAGGCTTTGCAGGGATGAAATGGAAAAAGTTAGCCTTGCCGATGAGTATGATCAGTTCATCACCGCCTACGTTCAGCAGTTGGAAGGGCTGGTTTTTATTTTAAAGTATGAGCTACAGAACCCGACACCTGGTGGACCGGGAGACAACTTCTTCCAGTTGTTGTGGTTGCTCGACGATCTGATGACCAGTGGGGAAAAGATGCGAATGGATTTCGGGAAGCGGCTGAGAGAACAAATGAAAGGCGACGGGCAACCGGAATGAAACCTAGTTCTAAGCAGATTAATGAAATGAAAGATTGTGGATGGCCTTCTGGATGACCGCGAACAATTGCCGCACCGGCTCCAGCACGATACGCTTGGCCCTATGGCCACTTACATCGGATTGGTGAAAGTTATTTTTCGGTTCGAAGATAAAATGAGTGACGAAGAAATGGTGCTTTTCTTTCGTCACCTGGAAGAAACGGAGAACAAAATCAAGGACCGCAACGCCCGTTTTACCGGCCTCATCAATCGAGTGCAGGAGATATTGAATCTGATGGTCACCGATCCGGCAGCGGCACTGGAAAAAAGGCTTGAATTGAACAAGATAATGAAGAAGATAAATGAGCGAACCCGGTGAAAGCGTCGCCAGAGAAACCCGAAAAGGAGTGGAGCGAAAGGTGGTGGGGGAAGCTGCTGTTAGGGGGAGGTTCGGTACTGGTAGCCCTGTTCGTTTATAAAATGGTGAGTGTAGCCAACGATGTAGCGGAAATCCCGGCGATGAAAACCAGAATCAAGGTACTGGAATTGCAAGCAGCTCGGATGAAGCAGCGCACTGATTACGACTCCATCCGGGTAGTGCTGCTCAGGGAACAGAAGGAAGAAAGCCGGCAACGGAGTGAAAGGTTTGATTCTTCCCTGATAGAAGGAGATCGCCGGTTTGACAAAGCTTTAATTCGTAAACTTAAATGATTATGACCCTTACTAACAAAAGACAAATTATTTTCATTGCCGCGTTGCTCATTAGTATCCTGATACTGACCACTCGGCTATTTGCTCAGGAACCGGACAGTACTGGCACCGGTGGCCCTACGCCTATTCCAATTTTCACCAGCGTATGGAGTATGCTGCTGTTTCTGTTCAACGTGGCGCTGATCCCTTTTTTGGTAGATAAGTTGGCACCGGTGACCTGGAAAAGCGGCACTAAAATACTGGTACTGGTTGGGCTGTCGGTTGCCGCATCGGTGCTGCAATTGATGAGTGAAGGACGGCTGGAGTTCCGTAATTTAGCTCAGTCAGCCCTTTCCTTGCTAGGCACAATTCAAATATATTATAATCTGTTCGTAAAGAAATTTAAACTCGAAGGCCCCAAGGAACAGATTATGGATCAAGCTAAAGCCCAGATCGCACACCAGGTAGATGCACTATCCCATTCAGAGGCGAAGGCCATCTTAGACCCGTTAACCCCCGCTGTGATTCAACTTGCGGCTGAGGTGAAATAAATACTTAATCGTTAGCAAGTTATCGTTGCACGCCGCGTATAAATTTTGTATATTTAAACAAGGATTTCGCAGTCCCAAAGCAAATTTATACGACATTTACAAAGCCGTTTGGCGTGACTAGTTGGGTGGTTTGCTACCCTTGCGAAGCTAGAAGCGTTGAACGGTTTTTGTTGTTATGAAAACAATACAATTAACGAAAGGTCAGGTGGCCTTAGTGGATGATGAAGACTTTGAACGGGTGAATCAATTCTATTGGCAAGCTGGATATGAGAAGACAACGCATAAATATTATGCAAAGGGACATGTTAATGGTAAGCCGGTTTTGATGCACCGGTATATTCTAAGTATGACAGACCCTAAAGTTTTAGTAGACCATCGCTTTCATGACACGCTGGACAACAGAAAAGAGAATTTGCGGGTTTGCACCAATTCACAAAATAGTGCTAATTCAAAAAAGCAGCAATCTGACCGTTCCAGCAAATTTAAAGGGGTTAGTTGGCACAAAGTAAGGAAGAAATGGTGCTCTGTAATAGGCCATGGTAAAGCAAGCTTTCATTTAGGGCTTTTTGAAACGCAGGAGGCGGCCGCGTTAGCTTATAATTTAAAGGCTAAAGCGCTATTCGGCGAATTCGCTTTACTGAATGAACTTACCGAAGAAGAAATGACGATTGCTCTTTCACACCCTCCTAAAATAGAGTCCTCTAAATTTAAGGGGGTGTCTTGGCATCGGAAGGCACGCAAATGGATGGCACAAATCTCTATAAAGGGACAGCACCATCATTTAGGACTTTTTAGCGATGAAATGCAGGCCGCTAAAGTATATAGTGAAGCAAAGGCTGCAACAAAGAGAGCGGAAATCAAATGATGAGGTGAAAGCGGTTCCCCGCCGGGATAGGTCGGTCCGCCGCAGCGGTTGAGGAAACGGAGGCGCTGTGGGCGGTGCGCCGCTGCGACCTCTTTTTTTGTTGCAGTTGGCCGATTAATTCCTGAAATTAGCACCCGCACCCTAATAGAGAAGAGAATAGAACGGGGCGGGGTAACAAATCTCATTAGGCACCCGGTGAGCGGACGGCTTGCCGGGTGTTTTTTATGGCAGTCGCTTCCCCAGCAGCAGCAGATCGATAGGATGACAGTGGAGCCAGAAGTAGAAATCTCCTCCAGCTTCTTCTGTCTCCCACTCAATGGGATCCCCATGGCGGGGCGTCCCCATTTGTTTGTTGTAGGCCCTAATAGCTTGCTCAAACTTCGCCTTGTTGAAACCAGAAACCAAATAAGGAAGGGTTACTTTTTCAGTGGTTTGTTTCTTTATCATTGGAGTTGCTCTATTTTAGTCCTAACATTTTTCTCACCGCTTTAGCACTTAGTCCCGTCTTTTTGGCAATGTCTCCGACGGCCATTCCTTGCTCACGTAGCTGCTCAACGGTTGTGTCCGGTGGCTTTCCTACTGCGTCATCCTGAGGATGCTCAATAGGTCCACGGCTGGGCGGTTTTTCCATCTCCGTGATCGCCTTCATTAGTGTTTCCCTCGCCCAACTCATCCTCTCCAGCCCGTTAACCTCCATCATCCTGAGGATGCGATTAAAATCACCCGGTGTAAACTTCAGCGTAAAGCGTTCGCTCTTGACTTCCTCGGCAGGAAGTGCGCGGTTAATTCCCCGGTTGTTGGCTAAATTTTTTCGTGGCATCCTGCGTCATCCTGAGGATGTTTTTTGGTTTAACAGTCGCCTTTTCTCCTTTTCGTCATCGTGAAATATATCGCAGATGACACAATAGCGATGCTCAATGTCGGCAGAGTACCAGGAAGTCTTGCCACAGTTGAGGCACTGAATGCCCTGGCATCCGGAGGTAGGACTAGTGACAATACAATAGCCTTTGTCGAGTATCTTTTCCATTAAATCCAGGTTTCCAATATCACCGTATCATCTTCGGGCATTCTGGCCAGTTGACTTAAGCCCATCTGAAGCATTGCTTCCCGGATGACCTCCAGATCTGGGCATAGCATTAGAAAACGGTCATCCCGCACCACCTCTCCATCGATGATAGCATCGCGCTTGACAATGTAGCTGTCGGGGTAATCTTTCGGGTGATCGTATACTACGTAGATGCGCAGGGGTTTTTCCATTATTCTCTTCGATGATGCTTGCCCGGCTTACCGGGAATGATATTCTTTTTGATGTTATCGCTCAAATTAATGAACATCATGGCGAATTGGCCCAGCAGATCCGTAAAGGTCTCTACCAGGTTATAGGTCGGAGCCATCCGGATCTGGCGCTGTATCGGGTTGGGATGGTCACCACCCACATCCCGAAAGCGAAAGCCTCCCTTTTGTGGCTCTGGTAGAAGCATCGAATAGGAGGGGGTTAGATGCACCAGATACTCCGTCATTCCTTCCACGTAATAGCCTTCGCCTTCAAAATCTCCCTGGAGCTTTCCCGTTTTTGGATCCCGGCCTACTACGTCATGCAAGAGGATAATTCCGGCTATATCTTCCCGGATGAGAATGGCTTTGATCTCATCAGCAGCGGCCCGGAGTTTGGGGGAGTAGTTTAGTTTGTCAGCCATCAGTTCAGTTTGCTATCCGGGTGAAACCGCTTCATCGCTCCTTTATAGATGTCGTAGATCTGCTGGAACTGACCACCGGAACATTCAGCCACGTAATGCTGGCGCGCACCACCGGTGGGGCTCTCTTCCGTCAGAATGAACATCACCGACATTTTGCCGGTCTGCATTCCTCCTTCCAGCATCGCTACCGTCAGTTTGGGAATTTCCTTGGTGTTGGATAAATCTTTCATGTCCTCCAGGATGGGAACGCCTCGGCTGACATCAGCCAGGCTTTGAATTTTTACGTCGACGACGATCATATCAGAATAGGTTTAGTTGTTTACTTTTCTTCGCCCGGTTGAGTATAATGGAATGCAGGCGCCACCGGGCATCGAATTTGGCATGGCAGCTGCGGCACCTTGGTTTTACCGGCTTTTCCGGCTGGTAATGATCGTGCGTAGCATCAAGCATCTTCGGCTCTGGCTTCTCTCCACAATCACAGCAGTAGCCATCCGAGTCAATGAAACGGACTTTAGCCGAGTGTTTCTTCCAGGCGGCGGTTGCGTAGTTGGTCATATTTAGTTGAATCCGGTAATAAAATTCCGCATTTGTTGCTGAGTTTGTAAATGCCCACCGGTCAGTAACATTGCCCCTAATCGCATACCGGAATGATTGGCTGTTTCATCGTGCTTGTTTAAATCCGAGAGCATCGACATAAAGGCATTCGTCAGATCGCCTCGTTCTACGTATTCCAAGGCGCGTTGCTTACACCAGGCTAAATGTTCTTCTCTAGTCATGACGCGCTCCTTTCAGTCCGGCTTTCTCCCAAATGTAAATACCCGTTGGCCACTTCGGTTGCTTTGTCGCGAGCAACCACTATCTTTCTTACATTTTCCGTTTCTACGTCGGAATAAGTGATTTTATGATGACCGGCTACCAGCCAATCCAATACCGTCAGCAGTAGGATGGTTAATTCGTTAATGGAAATGGATTTCTCTACCTCATCCATTTCTTTGTCGGCTTCTACCAATTCAAGCCGGTAGCGGATGGCTTTACGTAATGTCTGCATCTGATCCCGGTTGATGGAGATGCCTAATGCCGGGCCTCCCTGTTGTTCATCTGGCCAGTGGGTGAGATAGGCTTCCATAACGAAACTGCCCAGGCTGAAAGCTTTTTGCACTTCAAAGAAGCTTAGTTTGTGCTGAGTATCTAAGGAGGCTATGTGCTGGTGATACCAGGCGTATACTTCCATAATAGTACGAGCACTGTCGGCGGTGAGAACGATACTGCTGTGGTCGTTGAATTCGATCTCACAGGTTTGCTTTTTGGTGGTGTTGGAAAAAGTTTTCATATGGGGTCTGGGGGTTTTAGTTTATTTGTTGATACTTTTTTACCAATCCACTTTGAAAGGCATTCGCTCAATGATTCTCTTAGCAATCGGAATGGATAGAATGCGTTCTTTCAGTTCTTCTTTAGTTAAGGCTTCCTTTACGAAGAAAACCGAGCGGGTTCCGTATCGGGTGTCTAGACAACTGCCCTCGATGGCCATTACCGAATAGCCGCCCTGTTGATAATAAGCAACATCCCCCTTTCGGATTGGATCTTTAGGACTTCGTTTCATGTCGTAGGCGTCAAATGGCAGCATATCCAACCGGAGGTCACGGCTGGATATGGGATAAAGGGAGTCTCCTTCGGGATTAAAGAGGTAATGCCCGTGTTCTCTTAAGTTAGTTCCAAAGTAATACATCATCGTTTTCATCGATTAGCCTTATCAAAGTCTCTCAATTGGCGGAATGCTTCACTGATCCGTCTCAGTTTGTTGTTTTTGGAGAGGTAGTGCTTACGGAGCACATTCACGGTATTACCTAAGCAGTCTGCAATGTCCTCCTCGGAGATGTGGTTATCATACCAGTAATTGGCGGCTGTTTTTCTGGCTGTGTGCGTGTTACTGGCTTTACTGATACCGACCATCGCGAATATTTGCCGTAAGGCTTTATTCATCTCGTTATTATAAGGAACGGGTAAGCCCCCAGGGTATTTTTCGATGATGGCCGCCGCCCGGCTCAACAGGGGAATGTAACACACCTGGTTGTAACGCCGGTTTTTCAGTCGCTCGATTCTAATCCAGGCGTTATTTATTGGGTCAACAAAAATGTGTTTCTGGTAGTCGAAATCATAACATTCCCGATACCCTAAGCCGGTAGCGCAGCAGAATAGGTAACAGTCGGTTACTTCGCGTAAGTAGGGCGAAGCGAAGTTATACCCTTCCAGTAAACTTACCT